GTTTTGACTAGTAACAAGTTTAGTAAATCGGTTACGGTCGCATTATCTACAACTAGGACTTCCCCAACGTTCAAATTACGAATACCGTAACTGCTTTGGCTGCTTGTATTGTTTACCAGTACGGGATTTTGCCCGGTCCTGTTCGCTGATAGCTGGTTGAATAGCTCGGCGGTGGCTACTCGCCGGTCCATACGCTGATAGCCAATATCTGAGCCGTCGTCGCTGAACGTTGCTTTGTTTGTGTCCGCTAGCGGCCCGTATCGGTTCTCAAAAGTTAATACGCCGCTACGGTTAGCGTATAGGTAGCCTTGTTCGCTGGCTATGACTTTCCTAAAATAGGATCTTACGTTTATTGCGCTTGTTAAAGTTTCGGCGGCTAAATCGCTTAACCCGGCATTTATGGCGCTTGTACCTTGATAGTTTACGCCTGCGTTTGTGAGCACGGCGGTTATTCTTTCGCCTGACTTTTGAGCACTAAAAGCGGTGTTGTCCGGTATTTCTCTAGTTGCTAAATCTGCGAGACCGTCGGACGCTCTAACCACTAACCAAGCGTCGCCGTTGACTGTGTACCCTAGTTCTATGTTTGTGACGGTGCCGTTAAAGACACTGTGCCCGTTGCAATCAATAGTTACGGTTCGGCCAACTGTTACACCCGGATAATAGGTGCTTGACGTGTTCAGCGGGTCTAGTTCGCCGTCTATGTTTCGTAAAACTAGTGTGGCTGTTCCGGTTCTGAAAGGTTGCGTAAAATCACGGCGTCCACGCTTTATCCGTAAAGATGTAGTGCGGTTAGTGAGGTCTACCGGGATCTCTGTCCCACCCAAAACGTAGTTTGTATTATCTAACCGCCCGTTTGTGGCAGAATCTAACGTAAAAGCGTTGTTGAACGCCGGGCCTATAAACCCAATCTTGATAGTAGGGGTAGGCGTAGCCATTAGTAAAACGACATATCCGCCGCTATAGCGCCATTATTACGATTGTCTTCTCTCATTAACGGTTCAAAACTCTCAGGATCCATATTTGGCATTACAAACGTGTTGTTATTTATAATCGGCGCCGTTGAGCCGCTAAGGCTAGAGCTACGCTCCCTAATTGCGGCATGTGACGGGACGCTAGGCGCCGCCGCCTGTGGAATCGGTATCGTCGGCACATCAGGCAAAATCGGGATTTTGTTATACAAATTAATGATGCCGTTTGCTACGTTTGCGAATTCGGTCAGAATTGCGTCAAACATGCCGCTAGCGAACGACGCTATACGGCCCGGAATCGCTCTAAACATGCGCATAATGGCATCCAGAGCAATAGAAATGCCCGTTTGCACAGTGTCGAGACTAAAGAAATTAATAAAAGCGTCTTTAATTGCTCTTAACGGCACAAACATTTGGCTTATAGCCCCGGACAGAATGCCTTTAATACCTTCCATGGCTAAATCAAAATCGCCAGTAAATACGCCTTTAAGAAAGTCAGTTATGCCTTTAAACACCATTTTAAGGTTGTCTAACGTGTCCATGATGCCATGAATTACCGGTATAGCTACTGCTTTTACTGCTTCAAATACTCCGTTAACTATGTCTCTGAATTTTTGGCTGTTTTCCCAAAAGTGAACTAGAGCTGTAACGCCCGCCCCAATAGCTACAACTAAAAACCCAAACGACGTAACGACTCCAGCGATAGCGGTAACTGTCGCGATCAAAGCACCGCCTAACACTATGCCTAGCACGGTAGCTATTCCAGCTATTACCGCCGTAGGGTTCGCCTTCACAAATTCTCTAATTTTTTGTATAACGGGCCGTATACCTTGTACAGCTTTATCAAATTGTTCTTTAAGCATTGGGAACCATTGAACCGCTAACGCTTTCACACGATCTAGAACCGGTTGGAGTTTTGGTGCCAGTTCCTCAAATTTAGCTATAAGCACAGACACCATTTCGGCGAGTTTGGCCGCCACTGGTAAAAGCTGTTGACCTATTGTTATGCCGACGTCTTTCAGCCGTGCCGCAAGGATGCGCTGTTGATTAGCTAAACCGTCAGACGTGTCCAAAAAGTCCCCAGTAGCTCCTTGACTGCCTAAAGCCTCCATTATTAATGCTTGGCGGGCTAAAATCTTGTTGCCTTCGGATACTTCGCCGTTTAAGTCACCTAACCCCATTTCTAACGCTTTGGCTTCGACTTGTGCGGCGTTGATCAAAATGCCTAAAGATTGCAACGGTTCGTTGCTCCCCCGTAGCCCGGCGCTTAGCTTCTCGATTGCTTCGCCGGTCGTGAGGTTATTGAAGCTCGCGACGTCTGCCGCTGTTTTCACTAAATCAGACGCAAAATTGCTTAAGTCTTTGCCGCCTAAATCTGCGGCTTTACCAAAAACACCAAAACCGCTAGCGGCGTCTAAAAACTCTGCGCTCGATAACCCGACGTCTTTAGCTGCTGACTTGCTCGCTTCTTTAATCCCTTTCATGGCGTCACCGAACACGGCTTCGGTTTTGCTCATAGATTCTTCAAAATCAGACGCCAGATTAACCGCTGTAGTGCCTATTTTGACGGCGGCTATAGACACTCCACCTACAAGCGCCCCAAACGCCACACCAACCTTTTTAGCGGCGTTAGCGCTATTCGTAGCGAACTTGTCTAGGCTCTTTGTGGCTTGTTTTGTGGCTTTGCGTAGCCCGTCGGCGTCTCCGCCAATAAGCATAGATATTGACGCTTTTTTACCTGCCATCAGGTGCCGCCTTTGACGCCTTTAACGCTCTATCTAGAATTTGCTCTAGTTCTCTATCATAGTATTGCACTACTTCGTTAAATTGGCGGTCCGCTGCATCATAAAAAAACGGGTTGCCTTTAATTTTTATGCCGCCGCCTCCAGCTACACGACCGTAAAGGCTCGTCGGGTCTCCAAACGTGACACGTCCGGCGTAAGGAATCTTTTTTTTACCTATACGAATTATGCCGCCTTTGTTTGTGCCAGACGTTCTAATGCTTCTACGTAGTTGGCCGGTTTTTACGGGTGAGAGTCGGCGGGCCTCTTCGGCTACAATATCGGCCGCTCCTTTGTGAATATCTTTAAACTGTTTCTTAAAATCGCCGTCCAAATCTTTCATTAGCCGCATGGCACGTTTAAGACCAACGATTTTTATTTGGTCCGTTTGTCTACCTTGCCTTTTTGCCACGCCTCGCCGCCTTTTCTTCAGCTTTTATTTTTTCGTTGTGAGCTGTTAAAAGCCCTAAAACCATTAATGAAGGTGCGTCCATAAGAACGTCTAACGGCTGGCCGGTGGCGATCGCTAAAACTCCTAGCTGGTAGGCGTAACTCGTTCGTCTAAAGGGTTTTCGTTAACCTCAAATTCTACGGTTTCCACGCCGTCGGCCCACGGGTCAAAATCAACGCCGCCGTGCTTATTTTCGGTTCTGGCACATTGATAGCCAAGCCACCATATATGTTTCATTCTCATTTTTGATTCAAGTTCCATAATTGAAATATCAAACTTGTCTTCGAAATCGATCCATAAACGGCCCTTGCCGTCAAATTCGACTTGTCGGCCGTCTAAATAGGTGACTTTTATTTGTGCTCGCAGCATTTATTTATCCTTTTTAGCTAGTCGCTTCTACTACAGCGGTTGTGAGAGGCCATGAAACGGACACTGTGGCAAGTTCGCCCACTGCGTTACCAAACGTAGGCCATTCGTCCACTAGGACGCTGAACGTGTATGAGGGGTTGGTGGCTGACACTGCGGCGCTCGTTGGTTTAAGTACTACAACGACAACGGTTCCAAGTAGTGTCCTAATTGTGGCTTGAACGTTTGACGCTGCAAAATCTTGATTAAATTCCACGTCTATCGTGCCGTCTTTAAGGCCACCAATACGGCTCCTAAACGACTGTCCAAAAGCGGTGGTTTCTAAAGCGTCTGTAATTTCGCTAAATGTAACGCTAGTTACGTGATTAGAAAGATCTACGCTGTTGATGGTAATTTGTAGGTCGTCTGACATGTATACGGCCATTTTTTATGACTCCTTAATTGTTTTTGTGTCGGCTATATGGCCGCCCTGTATTAAAGCGTCAATATTGGCGCCGTGTTCTTCAAGGGATTTTTTGGTAATTTTAGAGCCTTTT